AAAAGGAAGACGATTTGCCGTTTTACAAGAACCGAATGAGAATGATAAGATTAATGTTGGTTATATGAAAGAGTTATCAGGTAATGATAGAATTCTTACCAGAGGACTTTACAAAGAACCTTATGAATTTAAGCCACAATTTAAGATGATTTTAGCTTGTAATGAATTGCCTGAAATTCCTTCTCAGGATGGTGGTGTTTGGCGTAGATTGAGGGTTGTTGAATTTACGTCTCGTTTCTGCGAAAATCCAGATCCGGAGAAAAGCAATGAGTTTATGATGGACTTAGAATTATCAGAGAAATTTGAAACTTATAGTGAATATTTCTTATCAATGCTAATTGAAAGACATAAGCATATCAATCCTAATAAACTCTTTGAGCCAAGAGAGGTTATCAATGCTACTCAGAAATACAAGGATAACAATGATATCATTGGACAATATGTTAATGAACGTATTATTGCTGATCCTTCAAGTAAAGAGAAGATTGGATATATGGAAGTTTATAATGATTTCAGAAACTGGGCTGTTGAGAATGTATCAAAGGGTAAGAAGATTCCTGATAGAATTCAAGTACGTTCATATATTGAGAAGATTTATGGGGTTTATGTTGCTGCTGTTGGCTGGAAAGGATTTAAAATCAAAGTTTAATAATATGTAATGATGTTTGGACATAACTATTATTTTGTTGATGAAGATGATAATGAATATGGATACAATAATATTTATGAATTCATTTTATTGATGAAAAATATGTATTTAAATTGTATTTAATATAAAGCGATTACAAAAGATTTCTTTAAATCAACTTTATTTTTTGAGATTGAGATGTTCCAAAAAATATCTTTATAATTCATTGTTATATCAAATGAAATATAAAACCAGAGATTATTATAAAAAAAGACAATTGAATTATTAGAATATTCCTGATAATCTGGAAAATTAACTTGAAGAAGATTGATATAAATTTGCCCATTATTTAAATATTCATTAATGTCACCTTTAAAATAGCTTGTTTCTTCATTATTATTTTTTTTGATATAATCTATGATGGAATATATCGACATTTTTATCTTTATTTAAAAATAAATTCTTATATCATAATAAATATGAGTGTAATTTATGAGATTGATGATTCAGAATCTGATGAAGAATATAGAGATGATTTAATATATTACTTTTCATTATGGAAGAATATGTTTTTACTTAATCGCGATAATTAAGACATTTATGCATCATTGTAGCAGATTTTTCGATTTTATTTGAATATTCTTCATTCCAACCTTGAAAAATATAAGTATAACTGGTATATTTATTTGATTCATATATTTTTTCTTTAACATCAACTAATTTTAATATCGCTCCAATAGTGAGAAAGAATTCGTATTCTCCATATAATTTTTGTTTTTTATTTCTTAAATTTATATTATAACCCAAATAGGTATAATGAAAATTTTTCAATAAATGGTTTGGTACTATCAATTCCCAAAAAATATTCTTTTCATTAACTTCTTTATATCGAAATAAAAAGTCAAGTGCAATATTTTCAACAACAGAAAATGATAAAAAACACGGTGTTGTATTATTATTTTTCACAAACAAAGGAAACATATCTTTATAAATGTTAAAATTAAATGTTCTATATAAATACAAATCGCCTTTACTTCTAGTTATAAACTTAGGATAAACAATATTACTGCTAATATCAGATAATACCATTCGTATATGAAGTAAAATGTTGATGATACATTTGTTTGCTGATTTTGATATTTTATCACATGATAATAGATAACTATTATTTTTAAGATTTTTATTTTCACGAATAAATTCGATAAATTTATCACATCCTTTATCATAATTTTGTAATAAAAACAAGAGTTCATTAATCAATTTATAATTCATATCAAACATAAAACAAGAAGCGTATTTGTCATAATTTTCACCAAATCCAGGTTCTTCGTCTTTCCATGTTATTAATCTTCCTTCAAAAACAGATGGTTGCTGTAAAAACTTTGTTATTTTAGTCATTTATAATTAAAAAATAAAAAAATGATATATAAACAGATAAAACAAAATATTAACAAAATGGAAATTGACAATGTAATTCAAAATATTAAAGAAATGTTAGTTGAAAGAGGTGAAAACATTGATGAATTTTCAGAACACGAACAAGATATAGACCGTGAAGAGTTCTATAATGATGATAAAGTCATTGAATTTCACACAGATCATTCAACAATTATCTTTGCTTTAACAAAAACATTAAGAGTTAGTATTATTGATTCATTAAAAAAGAATAGAACAAGTATAGACAACTTTGTAAATAGTTATAATGGTAAATATAATATCATATTAATTTTCAATAATGATATTTTAACAACACCAACAATAGCTCAATTAAATATTATTGATAAAATTTTACAAAAGAAAAAAGGAATGTTACAATACTTTCAAATTAAAGAATTACAATTTAATCCAATGAGACACGAGTTAGTTCCGCCACATCGTAAATTAACACCAGAAGAATCATCTGAAATTATGCAAAAATATTTAATTAAAAGTAAATTACAACTACCGCTTATCTTAAAAAATGATGTGATTGCTAAGTGGCTTGGTGTAAAACAAGGAGAAATTATTGAAATTACAAGATATGAAAATTCTAGTGGAAAATCATATTATTACAGATGTTGTATATAAAGTTATTTTTTTATTATTAATTTAAAAATATGAATAATAATCGTTCTAGGAAGAAAGACAGAGACAATAATGATATTTTAAATAATTATAATAGAGATGAATTAACATATTTTAATAGTCTTTTACCAGATACTAAAAAATCAATATTAAAACAAGAAGAAGAAATAAATAACAAAAATGCTACTAAAACACCACTTAGATTTAAAATCATTACTTCAAATACATCTTTAAGTAATAAACAAGTTATCTTAAATAAATTGAATGAATTCAATAAAATTTCTCAACATTCTTCTGAATATTCTAAATTTTATAAATTAATTAATGTAATTGACAAAATTCCTTTTGGTATTTATCATAATATTAATAATAATAGCAGAAATGTAAATGCTGTTAGTGATTTTTTAACAAATGTTAAAAAAGAATTGGATATTAATATTTATGGTCATAATGAAACTAAGGAACAAATTATAAGAATATTGGCGCAATTTATTTCAAATCCAGATGCCAAAGGATGTAATTTAGGTATTCAAGGTTCTATGGGTGTAGGAAAAACTAAATTAATCAAAGATTGTATAGCAAAAGTTTTGAAATATCCCTTCGCTTTCATACCATTAGGTGGTATTTCTGATGCGAGTTATTTAAAAGGTCATTTGTATACTTATGAAGGTGCAACACATGGTAGAATCGTTGATGAAGTAATAAAGGCTAAGGTTATGAATCCGATATTCTTTTTTGACGAATTGGATAAAATATCAACAAGTAGATATGGTGAAGAAATTACAAATACTTTAATTCATATAACAGACAGCACACAAAATGATGTATTTACCGATAAATTCTTAGGTGATATAACACTTGATTTATCAAAATCAATCATGTTTTTTACATTTAATCATATTGAAAAAATTAATCCAATTTTAAGAGATCGCATGACAATTATTAAAGTTGATAAATATACTAAACAAAATAAGGTTGAATTGGCAAAGAACTTTTTAATTAAAGATATTTGTAAATCTTATAATATTAAAGCAGATGATATAATAATAAGCGATAAAGATATTGAATATATAATTGAAAAAACAGTGGATGAAGATGGAGTAAGAAACTTACAACGCAATATAAATAATATTTATTCTTACATTAATATGAATAAATTTATAAAAATAGATAATGAATTGATTAAATTTCCATATACAATAACAAGACAGATAATAGATAAATATATAATTGTAAAAAAGGAAGACAATTTAATTAATCTATCATTATATATATAATGAATTATATTTTAATAGGTTTAGGTTTGATAGCTATTTTTATTATATTAATTGTTTTTATAATTTATAAAAATAAAAATATTGAAAAATTTTCTGAAAAAAATATTTATTTATCACAAGAAGATACTTTAAAATTTATTGATGCCGATGAAGATAATTATATAAAAAATTTATCACCTTATGATATTCATGCAAGAAAATGTACAACAAATGCCCAATATAAATTAAAAGCAATGAATGCTTGTACTGATTTTAATACTGAACAAAAGAATAAACTTGATAAATGTTCAGTCGTAGCAAAAAATTATTTTGATAATAAACATCAATGGAAGTTCTCATTAGTTGATGAAGATTACGAAGAAGGTTTTCCACATACACGAAAAGATATTATTTTTTTATCACCAAAGGTTGTTAATTATGATGATACTGAATTAGTTAAATTATTAATTCATGAAAGTGTACATATATCTCAGAGATATGATAAGGAGCTTTTAAATAAATATTTAGAAGAAAATAAATATAGTATTTCTAGACGAAGAGATACTGAGCCAATGATAAGAGCTAATCCAGATTTGGATGAATATATTTATATGGATGGCGGAGGTATTGAAATGATATATAAATATAAATCAATAAAACCAGAAGGTATTAATGATATAATACCAAGTAAGAATGAACATCCATTTGAAGTGATGGCGTATGAAATTGCTGAGAATTATATTAAATATAAATTATCTAAATATAAATATATATAATGGAACAAGTTATTCAGCAAGCACCTGCAAATATGTTAGTAGAAGACATTGAAGTAGTTTTTAATAAGAATAATTCAAATATAAATGATACTTTAACTGAATTATGGAACATTGATATGTCATCATTATCAATATCAAAAAGAGAACGTAATAAATGGGATGAAATACGAGAAACTTGTGATGCTTATGATTATGAAATGAAAATTATGATGGATAAAAATAGAAATAAGAATGTATGATTATTCGGAACTACATCAAATTATTGAATTACAATATGCTAAAAAAGCTTCTAGTAGTGATAATAACAAATGGGGATGGGGATCATTCTTCGATCAATCATTAATGTTAGGAAAAGGTTATATAACACCAAGTAATTATATGAATAATATAAATAATATTATCAATAAAAACGAAGATCAAGGAAATCCAATATACTTACATAATAATTAAATTATTTTATATAAGGACTTTATTTTAAACTTATACAATATGGCGAATAATAATTATATTTTAGAAATAAAAACAATTCAAGCATCCACTATAAAATCTGTAATAGATGCTATGAAGGAAATATTGATGGATGTAAACTTAGAATTTGATGAGAATGGTCTCAAAATAGTAGCATTAGACAACACTCATATTGTTTTAATTCATTTAAAATTACATGCTGATAAATTTGAAAAATATTATTGTTTAAAAAAACTTTATGTTGGGATAAATATGTTAAAATTTCACATGTTGATTAAGACTATTCAAAATGGTGATATTTTATCTTTATTTATACATAAAAATGATCCAAATATACTTGGAATAACTATTGAAAATAATGAGAAAAATGTGAAGACTACTTATAAATTATCAATGTTAGATATTGATGTTGTCAACGTTGATATTCCACCAGCAGACTTTAACACGATTATAACAATGCCATCGGCATATTTACAAAAAATAATAAGAGACATGCATAATCTTGCTGAATATATTGAAATTAAAAATATTGGTGGCAAGTTGATATTAAGTTGTCAAGGCGAATTCTGTTGTCAAGAGACGGTTTTGGCTACTGAAACACAAAATATACAAATTAAAAATAATGATAATACACAAGAGATTATTCAGGGTGTTTTTAGTCTTAAATATCTAAGTATTTTCACTAAGTGTACTAATCTATGTTCAACTGTTGAAATTTATCTCAAAAATTCTTATCCCATTATACTACAATATACGATAGCTTCAATGGGTACTGTTAAGTTATGTTTAGCACAAAAGAGTGAAGATTAATTTTAGATAATTTCTTTTTAAAAATATTATTTTTAACATATTCAGTATAATTGTTTTCCATAAATATTAAAAATAAATTTAAAAATATTTTATCAATTTCGTTGATTTTATTTTCATCATATTTTTTTTCTATTGATGTTTCAATTTCTAAAACATTATTATTACTACATTTTAGATTTACATTATAATAAATATCTTCAATAAATTTATAATGTTCTAAATCACTTTTGATATTACAATAATAATTTAAATTATTTTTAGAATATGTTTCTTCTACGAATATTGTAACATTTAAATTATCAAGAAAACCATTAACTAAATTTAATAATATTTCAGGAAAATCAATATTTTTTAAATTGCTTAATTTATAATTGTCTCTTTTTAAATATCTTGTATTTAAGCCATCATTAGCAACTTCTTTAAATAAATATTCATCATACATTACTGTATTGAAATCTTTACTTTTTACTAAATCTTTAAAATTAACAACAGACATATAAATAATATTAATAATAGTATTTATATATAATTTAAAAATTGATATTTATTTTTGATATCCATAAATTATTATAAATGGCTATATGCATTGGTATTGGATGTGTTTATATTTTTACTATAATTATTACTATATTATTAATATTTGCTATATATCTAGCAATTAAATATATATTTGCCAAAATATACACTAAATGTTTTTATAAAAATAAAGAAGAAAGATTAATAATTATTATTAATAATTATGAAAAACAAATAGAACAAATGATAAATAATAATGCGAATGACGAAGATATTATTATTATACTTGATAAAATTGAATCAATAATCAATGACAATCATATCATATTGATAGATTATAATAATTCAAATATCTTAAATGACATTAAAGAAATGATGATTAAAAATAAAGATCAAGAATTAAAAGATGCGATGATGATTCATATCAGAAATAATGAAAATGTTACAAAAGATATTATCAAAAAAGAATTAGAAATATTTAATACAAATCTTAATATTTATAAATTTAATTTGGATTATAAATTTCTATCTATAAATATGAAGATTGAAAATAAACTAAGAAAATATAATGATGAATTAAAATTAAATAAATACATGAAAGAACAAGAAATGAGTTTAATAAAGGCTCGTAATGAAGAAGAAAGACAAATAAATATTATTATAAATTCATTATAATTTTTATTCAACTTCATTATGTGGTTTATACATAATGACTGAATATGAATGAACACTTAAATTATATAAATTCTTATTAACCTGATCATTATTTTTTAGCCATATTCTTATAATATGATAATTCTTTTTAGGGCTTACAGATAAACCATTTATATTCATTGAAATTAAATCATTTTTACCCATTGTTTCACCTAAAATTAATGATGTAACTTCTAATAATTTTTCATTAAAATCTTGTTTATTAACTTTAAAAGAAAAACAACCACCATTTTTATTATTTTCATCTTCCCATCTTGGCATAATATGCTCTCTCATAATGAAAAACATTCCTTTTGTCCATAAGTCTTCAAATGCCTTATATACATTAATATAATCTTCAACACTACTGATTGTAGTAATAAATTTATAACTATTCGGTTCCCAATTCATATCATAAGGGTCGTGAAAATATAATGACCATACATCATTTAAATAGGTTAAAGACATATTATAAGTAAATAAATAAAGTTTTATATAAAAAAAGATTACAAATAATAGAAGATAAATATGCCGCGTCGTAGTAGTAATTCAACAAATACGCGTATATCAGTAGTACCATTAGTACCAATAACACCTGATATACAACAACGCATTGATAGTCTAACTGTTGATGATTGTTTACGTTGGAGAAGTAACCCATTATTTATGACTGTTCTTGACCCTCCTAGATATATGTCTGTGTCAGATCCATATTATAACTCATTAAGTCAAGAAATGCGAAATAGATGTCGTGTTTTAGAACCATCTATTCCAACTTCAAGAACAAGAAGAACAACATCAGCAAGAGTCCCAACTCCTCCAAGAGTCCCTACTCCTCCAAGAGTCCCTACACATCCAAGAGTCCCGACACCTCCAAGAGTCCCTACACATCCAAGAGTCCCGACACCTCCAAGAGTCCCTACACATCCAAGAGTCCCGACACCTCCAAGAGTCCCAACACCTCCAAGAAGAGCTACACGAAGAACAGCAACAGCAAGAGTCCCGACACCTCCAAGAGCATCTATTCTAAGTAGTGTCATGTCATTAGCAGGACTTTCAACACCACCTAGAAGAACAGCATCACCAACATCACAAGGTACAGTGCCTCCAAGAAGACAATCAAATAAATTAAAAAGTTGCGTATTATTTTATGAAGGTTTATTAAAAAATGAAAGATTGAATGATACTGTTCTGAAACTTAGAGCATTAATAAGTTCAGCTTCATTTACTACAATCATAGAAATTATCAATACTCTTAATAATAAATATAAACTTATTACAGAAAATATAGATGATTGTAAAGCAACAATTACTGATCGTTTATTAGTAAGAAGATTAGGAATCGCAGAAGCAAGATTAGAAAAACTTTATACTGTAACAATTCATGGTTTTATAGAATCTAAATTATATGATTTAATTGTTAATAATACAAGAAATGGATATGATGATAAAGTTTCATCTGTTCCTTTAACACAAAAAGAAAGAGATTTAAAATATATTCAATCATCTGTTTTTGAAGGTTTTGATGATAGTTTTAAACCATTAGAAAATCAATTAGTGCGTTTATCTAATATTTATGCTGATGACAATACTACAAGATGTAGTCAGTTCTTTAAAAAAACCATTAATATTGTATTAACATCAAAATATATACCATCATCAGCAATGTTAAGACCATCTCTGAGTTATTATATTGGTCATTCTAGATTGGCTGCTTTATACGTATATTGGGAATCTTTTGTCAATCCTAGAAATACTCATACTAATTTTGAAAAAGATGAATTATTATTATGTAAAATTAGTAAAATTATGGTGAGAGGTATAGGTACTGATTTAAGTCCGTTAGATGGTATTGATGCTGGTGGAGTTTCAAGAGATTTTATAACAGATGTTGTAAATGAATTAAAAGATTCTAAAATATTTAAATGTTTAGATGAGAATGATGAAAATAATGAAGCATATTATTATATAGATCCTGATTTCAATTTTAATGATTATTTTAAAAGTTCAGTTACTTTTATAAATAATCATTTATCACCATCAAAACGAATAAAAACTAACTATCAAGAAGAAGAATTTAAAATAAACTTTTTCAAATTTTTTGGTAATTTATTAAGTTTTCTTTTAATAAACGAATTTACTATACCATTTAAATTATCGTCCGCCATATTAAGTACATTAGTATATCCAGATGTAAATGTTTGTTATAGATCAAGTTATCATCATCAATTTTATTATTTATATTATGACAAACCTGAAATTTATCGTTCATATAAAGATTTTATAAAAGAACCATCAAATTTAGAATATGCTTGTTTTAATGCTGATGATTTAATATCAGATTTAACACTAAGTGATAGTTCATCAAGTGATATAACTGCTGATAATTTTGCCGAATATTTAGAAAAATTAGCTAAATATCGTTTTCCACAAAAAACTCATCCATATTACAAAGCAATATCAGAAGGATTTAATAAAGTTGTTAGAAACTCTTTAAATATGAAATCAACTCCATTAGGAATAGTTGACAAGTTAATATCAAACACCAAAATAACAATGGAAGAAGTTCAACAATTAAAAGAAGCTTTTGAAAGTAATATGACAACAAAAATAAGTAGTATTGCTTCAATAGATGAAAAACAAAATACAAGACGTGTTTCTAATTATATTATAACTGCTTTGTCTGGTCCATTTTCAGTAAAGAAACAAAATGATACAGTAGAATTATTAACAGAAAATGAATATTTAGATTTTGTAAGTCGTCTTTTGCGTTTTTGGTCTGGCTGGAATCATTTCAAACAAACTCCAAATTTAAAATATAATATAAAAATAATTCAAAATCGTTCAAAAGATAGTTTACCATCATCTCACACATGTTTTTATCAAATTGATATACCACCTTATGATAATTTACAATCATGTCTTGATAAATTATACATGGTAGTATATAATGTTGAATCAGGCATTGGTCTAGCAGGAGGTTCAAAAAGAAAAATTAAAGGAGGTGTTTTTAGAATGAATATATTAAAGAAAAAACTTCAAAAATACAAATCAATCATCTTAAAGAAAAAAATGAAAAATTCTAAAAAAGTAAAAAGAACTTATGGAAGAAGATAAGAATGATATGATTCAAATGATTATATTAATATTTATATTAACATTGCCTATAATTTGTATATTTCTTATGTCAATAAGAACATTAATATATTATTATCGTCTCAATATTAAACAAAAAATTTTTATGAAAATATTCACTGATAAAATTATAGAAGTTTCAAATATTATAGAAAATAATGAAAATATTAATGATCATTTATATGAAATAAATGAAAAGATTAATGATATATACAATTTATATAATAATAATAAGATAGAATTAGCATTAAGTTATATATATTTTGATAAAAATTCAATTGTAGATGACATCAAATCTGTATTAATAAAAAAAGACATAATTAATAAAGATAAATTGAATGAAAAAATAAGTTGTTTATATGAGAATAATATAATAATCAGGACTGAAATGTGATCTTAATAAAAAATGATTTTTGCTCTTTAAAATAATAATTCATTCACCTAAAATGATGTTTAACAATTGTAGTAAAATATGGTTTGTTTTATTTCTTATTACTATTATTTATATAATACCAATTAGTATGATATATAAAATACTTATTTTTCTTATAATATTCATTATTGTTGATTATTATATTATTAAAAAATATAAAAATTATATAGTTAATAAAGAAATTAATAATATAATAGATATCATTAAAAATAATGACAGTAACTATAATGAAATTAATGATAAAATTGATTTATTATCTGTAAACAAAAAACGCGAAGAAATATTAAAGAAAATCTTAAATATCTTAACCAAAAATAAAAATAAAGAATTGAAATCTATAATGATTTCAAATATTAAACAAGAGTCTGAAATATCTTCAAATAATGTCAAAAAACATTTGATGATATATAAAAATGATGTAATGGAATATAAAATATATTTAAGGAATTTTATAAAGTCCTTAAATGAAACAAAAGAAATTAGCACAATAATATCACAGGTTTGAATATTTTTTATGGTCTACGTGGACTTCTTGATCTTGATCTTCTGCGATAATGTCTTGGTGGTGAATGTCTTGGTGGCAAACGACGCGGAGAAGCTGATCTATGACGTCCAACATCATGAAAACCTCTCATAAATTCTCTATTATGATATTCGGTTTCATCAAATACTCTTTTAAAAAAATTTGCTGCCATCATAAATAATCTATTTCTATCTTTTGAACGTCCTAAAAATCTATAATTTCGCTGCATACCTCTAACATTTACTAAAATATTTGGACGTGCTGCTGGATTCATTGGATCAAAATCAACTTTAATAGGAATACCTCTATTTTTTTGACTATAACCAATATCTATATTATAATCACCAGTTTCTCTATCTTGCCAAATATCACATTCAAATACATGTATATGATTATCTTTGTCTGTACAAGCCATATCTTTATCATTAATTGGTCTTATATAATTGCGTTTAATATAATAACCTTTTTGACCTTCTGACCACGCAACATTTGCTGGTCCTCTCATCCAATATGTCATAAATTCATCTAAATCGCGTGTTGTTCTACCATCATAACGTAATCCACAATGATTTCCCCCTCCTTTTTTAATACTAGCTGGTTTTTTGATTTTTATAAATTTTTCATTTTTATTAATATAAAATGATTTCTTATATTTGTATAAAGTTTTTAAAATATTTTTCTTATTTTTAATAATATTAAAATGACCTACTTTTTTCAATAACATATTTATTATATTAAATAAATATAAAAAAAATAATTTAAACATTTTTAAGTAGCCGCAGTAGCAACAGATGCGGCAGCAGCAGCGGCTGCTACTTTACTACCAGAAGCAGGAAAATGATGGGAAATTAGACGTTGAAGAATAAAGAAAGTAACTTCTTCATTGTTGTTGATTTTAAGAATTTTTTTGAGTTTCTCGTCAGGGAGAATGATGCGACGGTTAGTTGGTTTATTAAGATTATGTTCTTTTACATAAGCATTAATATAACGAGTGATATCAGTTCGTGATTTCTCAGTTCCATGTGGAACGCCAATGAAATCACATAGTTCATCTGAAATCTTATTAGGTTTAGCAAATCCAGAAGGTGATTTACGAGCATTATCGCGTTTCTTTTGGATACGCTCTACAATCTTACGAAGTTTATCATGTTCTTTAAGAACTGGTTTGAGAGATGCTTGAATGTCTTTAACAATTGAAGCAAGATTTCCAATCTTATCAGCAAGAACTTGAACAACATTTTCACTTAGAGCACCATCAGTCTTTTCATCACCATCAACCTTATCATCAGTAGCTGGGGGAACAGGAGCAACATCATCAGTTTTTTGCGCTGGCGCCTTAGCAGCAGCTTTTCCTTTCTTTGGTGCTTCTGGTTTAGCAGCTTCAACTACTTCAACCGCTTTTGCTTCTACAACTGGTTTTACTACTTCAACTGCTTTCGCATCTACAACTGGTTTTGCTTCAACTGACTTAACATCTTGTGTGGTAGGTTTTTTGGTTGGTGCCATATTATTTTTATATTTCTAATATAATAATAAATCTTTATATCATTTTATACGGTTAAAAATCTTAATTATATTATTTTTATCATCACAAGATATTTTATCCCAACTCTTTTTAGAAATTGGTATATAAATAAAATTACATATAAAATCACCATTGTTGATTCCAAGTCCTTTAAATATATATTTATTACTAAAAGGTTGTATCTCAACCATTAGTATATTTTTATTTAAAAATACATGTTCCCTAATATTTCCAGTTATATATTCAACAGTATCAATTAACATATCATAAATAATATCAATACTATTATTCAAATTAACAATATGATAATAAGTTGAATTGTCATTGACTAATTTTAAATTAAAAATAATTTCATGTTCAATATCATTGTCATCAATATGATTTATTACAACTTTTGGATATTTTTTACAATCCAAATCAACATAAATAGGTTCAGTGCAATCTCTTAAAAATATTCTTATTTTTTTCTTATTTTTGCTATAATAATCATAATATGATATATCCAAATTAAAAACATGTTTAACTATTTTATTTGTTTCATTGTTTTTAATCATGATGTTTATAAAATCCTTGAATATTTGGCTATTCATAATATAGTCAAATGTCTCTTCCCAATTATTATAATCAATTTGAATTTTATCCATACCATGTTCATTATTTAAAAGCGAATTATAAGCATTTGTAGCATCTGTAAATTCTTTAATTTTTTTCTTCTTCTCAATAATATCTGTTATGTTATTTAATTTATCTGGATGTGATCTTAACGCAATTTTTCTATAAGCCTTTTTAATTTCATCATTAGAGGCACTGTTAGAAATATTTAAAATCTTATAAGGATTCTCGCACATTATTTAAAAGTATAAATATTTATATTTTTAAATATAAAAATGAATAGTTCCATTGATGAATATATAGATATATGTATAGGGTCAAATGGTTCTCATTATGATGTTTCAAAAGTTATTTATGAATTTACAAAAGATAAATTTGTATATTGTGGTAAAAATGTTTGGAAATATAATTCAGTTGTAGATGAACGTTCTTATTATCTTAAAAATGAAATAACATCCAATGTTATAAATGCGTTTATTCAAAGAGCCGAATTTTGGGATGATAAAGGTATTAAAGAAACTGATATTAATAAATCAAATGATTTTAAATTTAAATCATCAATGTTGCTAAAAATCGCAAATAAACTAAAAGATGCCAAATATCTATTATGTATAATTAAAGAATTAAAACAATTTTTTCCTTATATATTAGATGATTGAATTAATTAAAAGAGATATAGCAAGTTTTTTTAAAAATAGTGCGTTTAATGATTATTTGGATACAGTCAATAAAAGAAAGTTCCTTAAATATAAAAATATCACAATTTTAATTATATATAAGGATGAATCTTCCTTAAATATACCTCATATTCAAATGGTATTAAAAAGATTATATAAAATTACACAACATATTGATAAAAAATTTAATATGATATTATTATTATCTCCATTTTCTAAAAAAATTAATAATAATGTATTATCATATTTACATGTAAATTCAGGATTTACATATTTAAATCAAAATAATATTTATATTGTAAGAAAAGAGGAATTTCCAAAAGTTTTATTACACGAAATTTTACATCATAATCAATACATTCATTCAAATTTCAAACAAAGTAATATTCAAAGACTTAAAAAACATTTTAATATAACTAATATAAGTTTTGATCCAAATGAAATGATAGTTGAATTTTGGGCTACTATCATTCATCTCAATCTAATTAGCGAAGATTATAAATTAGATTTTTATAAATTATTCATAGATGAATTAAAATATTCTTTATATAAATGTTATCAACTTTATAATTTACCAAAAAATGTCTTAAATACAAGTAAGACTAATGTTTATGCTTATGTTATATTTAAAACAATTTTGATGTATAATATTGTTGAATTACAAAAAATTTATACTTATCCATATAATGATGATGTTATAACAGATTTTATTATTCAACATTCAGAATTACCATTAAAAATTACAAAAAATCCATCTAAAACAAGAGAAGATAATTCTCTGTGTTTTATGTCATATAGTGATTTATAATTTTTAAACAACATTCAACACCATTTGGATTACTGATTAAATCAAACAAATGACGTCTTAATCTATCTTTATCTAAGTTAAGATTACTATTATTGTTATTAATAACATTAGCAGAAGCATTTCTTAACATATTAATAATTTCTAATAATATGTTATTGATATTGATATTATTAAACTCATTTGTATTAACAATGTTATATAAATCATCAATATAATAATTATTTACATTTTTTTCAATAAAATCAATTGCTCTATTTACAAGTTTATGATTACGCATCTTTCAATTGTTTTTTTATATAAAAAAATAATCATTTTTTTTATATAAGAAGTTTTTATATGTCAGTAGAAGATATTACATATTTAAAAAATAACAGTATTAAACAATCTTACGTTGTTTTGATAGATAGTTCACAAAGAGATTTATTATTGTATCCTGATCCAAATTATTATGTAATGAATTTGGATTTTGCTATTAAAAATGTTATAGGTTTTGAAATCATTGATTCTAGTGTTCCAAGAACAATGTATTCAATTGACAAATATAACAATACTTTTTATTATTATATTCATTCTAATTTTGATTTGAATGAAATGAATGATATTATTCAAACAACTTCTAGTTCTAATACTCTTTTAGATTATGATAAAGATCCCACATTTAATGGCGTTTTTAATAAATTTGAAATGAAAAATGGTGATTATAATATTGCAACATTTTGTCAATATTTTGATGAAGCGATGGCTAGTAATATAACATTAAATTATGGTTCTAATTATTTTACATCAAATATTAATAGTAATATTGTGGCAAGTCCTATTGATGTGAATAATCCAGAATTAACAAATATTATCAGATTTAATTGTAACTATCCTTTTATATTAAATATGAGAGATAGTACAATTGCTGAAACATTAGGATTTTTCCTTTTAACAAAACCAAGTTTAGATAAACTTAATTATAGTTATTTAATAAAATATTCAAATAATATAAATTTCTTAAAATTATTTCATAGTTTTTATGATTCATCACCTGATAATCGTTGTCATACAATAATTGCTCCTGGTATGGTTTGTCTTACTGGTGAAAAATATATTATATTACATTCGCCAGAAATTGAAGATCATTCTTTTGGTTCTTTATCTTATATGAAACATACATTAGGTATTGCTAAGTTCAGAACAAATAGTATTGGTTTCAATGATATTACATTTAATATGACAAAAATTCCAATTAGAGAATTTCATCCAATTGGAAAATTAACAAAAATAACATTTCAATTTTTAACAGCAAATGGTCTATTATATGATTTTAAAGGGGTTAATCATAATATAACAATTGCTATTTATTATTTTGAAGCAAGATTAGTAGCGAATAATACTTTTACATCAATATTAAATCCAAATTATAATATAAATTATAATGATTATAAATATACAAATAATGAACAAGAAATTGTTAATGAAGATGATGAGGACGAAGACGATGATAATACATATTCAAGAGACAATTTAAATATTTATAAACAAATAGAACAAAAATATAACTATTAATATTTATTTTAATTTATTTTCAAATTTTTCTACATAATCAATCATTTTGTTTAAATCATCTTTTGAGAATGTTCCTTCTTCTATCATATTTGTAAATTTCTCCATTGATATTTTATCAGTTTTTAATTTTTCTGCTAATTCAGCAATTTTTTTTTGTGATTCTTCTAGTAATTTTTGATTTTCTAGTTCTCTATCGTACTCTTCAACGTCCATGAATTTTTCTATCTTTCTATGTTGTTGATATTGACAACCATACATTATTATAAATAGTATACCTAATATTAATAATAATGAAAACAAATTTAAAATATAATTATAATCAGCCATATTTATTCTGTTTTATTTATAAGATATTAAAATTAAATATTTTTATTGAATAGAAATGACTGAACTAAATATAGCATACTCCTATAACAGTGATTTAATGGACAATAGTAATGTACCTGACAATTATGAAAATAATGATATATCACAACAATCACAATCTTTACAACCACAACAATCGTCCCAACAATCATCTCAACAACAACTTCCTCAACAACAACTTCCTCAACTACAACAACCACCACCCCAACAAGCACCTATTTATCAGCCAACCATGCCTAATTATTATACTCAACAAGCGGCTCAGCCTGTCAAAAAGAATTATCAAAGAGCTCCTGAATATTCTTTTTGGGATAGAATGGCAATGTCAAGAAATGATGTTTTAAAATTATTTATTTTATCTTTAATAGTTGTTTTAGGTATTTCTATTGATAGAATAGGAAGTCATTATATAAAACAATATTTAACAGATAATATTTTATCGCCAATTCAAGAATTTATTGTTAGATTAAGTTATCCAGTTATTATATTTTTATTTTTATGGATTATTAAATCATTATAAAATAGAAATATGGAAAAAATAACAGGTTTTATTAATAAAATGCCAACTAATGAATTTATTAATATTATTATTAAATATTTTACTGACAAAAATAATTTTTTTACAAAAATAAGTGATACATTTAATAATGATAATACAAAATCCAAAGATAAAAGCAAAGGCAAAGATGGCGATGATGAAAACTGTTCTTTTTATAAACAAATATTTAATGTTTTATTAATAGTATTACTTTTATTAAGCATAATATATATAATTTTATATATATTTTTTTGTAATTATTATTCGGCAAATGCTTTATTAAAAAAAACGTTTTCAACACAAATAAGATTACGTGACATTCCTGAATTTTATCAAATTAGAAATATCATTTATTTAAATGATATATTTTCATTTGATTTAAGTCTAATTGTTTTAATGCTTGCCGCATTTAGTGTAATATGCTGTTGTTATTATTTAAATGACCAACCACAATTTAAAAAAGAAAAAATTAAATTTAAAGAAGAATTTAATTTATTCATAATATTTTCAATTATTATCATAATTTCTGGTTTTATTTATTATTCAATGAATTATAATAATTTAACAGATCTTTCTAGAAGAAATAATATATTAATTACTTATTTTTATAAAAATATTAATCGGGATTATATTGTTACTGAAAAACTCTGTAATTATAATGAAAGAAAAGATATATTAGATACTGATTTTAAATTAAATAAATGTAATGATATTGAACTTAATTTTTCAATTGAAACATTATATAGATATGTTAAAAATATTATGAATGAGATTTATAACGAAGACAGTGAAATAACAATTGATAAATTTAAAGCTTTACAAGACAAAAACGGAGTATTTTATAAAGATAGACTTTCAACAGCATTCTTTACATTTTCTTTAATGTATTATTATACAAGTAATAATTTATATGATGAAGCAAAAGAATTATTCGCTAAACATAATCATAGTATCAATCCAATATTAGATTTAAATTATGAATCAGTTTTATTAAATAAGCCCGATTTAAGTTATAATAATTATTTAATGCAAACTGCTTTTAATAATAACAAAGACGTATATTATTTTGTTTATAATGAATATTATAATATTTCTTCGGAAATACAAAATTTGATTGTTGATATTTATAACATATGTAAATACCGAATGATTTCAATATATACTTATTATAATTTTGTACTATTTATGATGATAGTAATGATAATTTACTATTTAACAATAAATTATTTCAATAAAAAACAATAGTATATATATAGAAAAAAGAATTAATAAATATGTTAAAATTTATTTCAGGTAATGTTGATTATTCAACATATACGACAAGTTTACAATTCTTGGAAATAACAGCCAAAGCAGATTATTCTGCTTTATATTCTATTTATATGATATTATTTAAACTTAAAAATATCATAAAACCTATTTATGATAAATTAAACCAAATACATAATCCAAATGAGAATGTAACAATTTTAAAAGAATATATAAAACAAAATTATACAATTAATTTGGATACTCAATTAACTCAAATTAAAAATAAATTCAAAGAAATACCAAATATTGGAAAAACATATTTTAATGTTATAAATGAAATATATGGTGATTCAGTTGATACTTTTTTTGATATAGAAGAACATCATGATGATGATAATAGTCATGATGGTATATTAGAAATATTCATAAAAAATACAGGTGGTGACGCAATTATACAAGAAGATGCTGAAAAAATAAGAAAAGCAGTAATTATTGGAAAACAAATCTTAGAAAA